GTAGATAACAAAGCATTCTATGCAAGCGGTACATTTGACAATGCAGGTCTGTTCGGTCAGCAAGCATTTAAAGGTGGTGGTAAATACATAACAGTAGTAGAGGGAGAAGCTGATGCCCTAGCGGTGTCGGAAATGTTTGACGGTAAATGGGCGGTGGTATCAATACGTTCAGGAGCATCAGGCGCAGTAAAGGACATCAAGGCAAACTTGGAATGGCTTGAGACATTTGAGAACGTAGTCATCTGTTTTGACAGTGACAATGCGGGTCAGGAAGCATCTCGCGCGGTGTTAGATTTGTTTACACCCAACAAAGCGAAGAACGTAAAGTTACCTGTCAAGGACGCAGGTGAAATGCTGAAGGAACGTAACGTACAGGGGTTCATCAGGGAGTGGTGGAACGCTAAGACGTATCAACCAGACGGTATCATTGCAGGACTTGATACTTGGGAGTCAATTGTAGCGCAGGAGGACGTACAGTCCATACCCTACCCGTGGTCATGCTTGAATGATATGACCTACGGTTTCAGGGAGAAGGAACTTGTAACAATAACCAGTGGTTCTGGTATGGGTAAATCACAGATTGTCAGAGAGTTGGAACACTACTTACTAGGTGCAACAGATGACAACATTGGTATACTCGCATTGGAAGAGGATATACCTAAGACTGCTCTAGGGATTATGAGCATCGAGGCAAACCAGACTCTACATCTGAGCCGCGAGTTTAGCAGGGAAGATAAGAAGGTATTCTGGGATAAGACATTAGGCACAGGACGTATCTATATGTTTGACCACTGGGGTTCAACCAATGAGGATAACCTACTAAGTCGCATTAGGTATATGGCGAAAGGTCTCGACTGTAAATGGATTATTCTTGACCACTTGAGTATTGTTGTTAGTGACCAAGAAAACGGTGACGAACGCAAAGCCATTGACAGCATCATGACTAAGCTACGACAGTTAGTGCAGGAGACAGGTGTTGGTTTATTCTTGGTGTCACACCTACGCAGACCATCAGGGAAGGCACATGAGGACGGTGGACAGATTAGCTTGGCTGAGTTACGAGGTTCAGCGGCAATCGCACAGCTATCCGACATGGTGATTGGTTTAGAGCGTGACCAACAGAACCCAGATGCGCAGGTAAGGAATACCACTACAGTACGGATACTTAAGAACCGATACGCAGGACTTACAGGGGCGGCTTGCTACCTCTACTATGATAAAGATACTGGTCGTATGATTGAAACTACTTGTCCAGTTAATGATGACAATCAGGAGTTCTAGTGAAGCAGATAGTATTTGATATAGAAGCTAACGGTCTACAGCCTACAAAGGTCTGGGTAATCGTTGCTTGTGACCTATCAAACCAAGAGACAGTTGTGTTCTCTGGTGATACGTTACATGACTTCAATGCTTATATCAAAGATGCTGAGGTCATTGGTCATAACATCATTGGCTATGACGTACCAGTTCTTGAACGCTTACTAGGCACAGACTTTAGTAGTTGTAAGATTACAGATACATTAGTATTGTCAAGACTTACTGAACCATCGCGTGAAGGTGGTCATTCATTAGATAACTGGGGACAGCAGTTAGGTTTCCCTAAAGGAGAACACAGTGATTGGAATACATTTTCTCAGGATAAGGTGGACTATTGCAAGCAAGATGTATTGGTTAATGTCAAAGTGTACAACGCGCTACGAGGTGTACTGGCAGGTTTTGGAAGCGAAAGCATTAGCCTTGAGCATCAAGTACAAAGCATTATCACAAAACAGACGGACAACGGTTGGTTACTAGACCAAGAACACGCTTTTGTTTTACTTGCTAAACTTAAGGAAAAGAAGTACGACCTCGAAGACAAGGTACATGAAACATTTAAACCGTTACCTACATTCATTAAGGAGATAACACCTAAGTACAAGAAGGACGGTACGATGTCCGTGGTTGGTCTTAAGTTTCTAGGGGACAGTTGGTCAGACTATATAGCACCATTTAGTCGTGTTGATTACCCAGAGTTTAACTTAGGCTCAAGACAGCAGATAGGTAGATACTTACAATACTTTGGTTGGAAGCCTAAGAAGTTTACAGAGAAGGGTCAAGCCATTGTTGATGAAGCTATCTTATCTAAGGTAACTAATATACCAGAAGCTAATATGATTGCTGAGTACCTAATGGTTCAGAAGCGTATAGCACAGGTACAGTCATGGTTAGATGCTGTTGAGGACGATGGTCGTGTACATGGATATGTAAATTCTAACGGTGCAGTAACGGGACGTATGACACACTCTAGTCCTAACGTAGCACAAGTGCCTAGTTCAGGCGCACCATATGGAGCAGATTGTAGAGCCTGTTGGACTTCACCTAAAGGCTACAAGATTGTTGGTATGGACGCATCAGGACTTGAGTTACGTATGCTTGCACATTATATGAACGATGAGGGATACACAAATGAAATACTCACTGGAGACATTCATACAGCAAACCAACTTGCTAGCGGTGTTGACACACGAAGTCAGGCAAAGACTTTCATATATGCGTTCTTGTATGGAGCAGGGGACGCAAAAATCGGAAGTATCGTTGGAGGAACTGCTGTTGATGGTAGAAGACTTAAGAAGAAGTTCCTCTCAAACACGCCATCTCTTAGAGACCTACGAGAAAGAGTTAGCGTGGCATCTGGAAGAGGTTATGTTCACGGATTGGACAGGCGCAGAGTCGCAGTACGCTCAGAACACGCGGCATTAAACACGCTGTTACAGTCAGCAGGTGCAATCGTTATGAAGAAGGCACTATGTTTACTGGACGAGTACGCTAAGGCTTGGAACTTAGATTATAAATTTATAGGAAATATACATGATGAAATTCAAACAGAAGTTAAAGAAAGTGAAGCAGATGTTTTCGGACGCTTGGCAGTGTCTTGTATTGAAGCCTCTGGCATTTATTATAAACTTAATTGCCCCCTCGCAGGAGAGTACCAAGTCGGAGACAACTGGTCAGAGACGCATTAGGAATTGTAATCACTGTGGCGTAGTGCTAGTAGAGGAAGACAACTGGGCGAAGAGTACCGTGGCTAAGAAGAACTATATATGTAAGAAGTGTAACTCAGCCAACACCCAGAGAAATCTTAAGAAGCGTAAAGGGAGGAAGGTATGAAGCCATGTAAAGCAGATAGGAAGAAGTTTGACTTAGACCTACAGTACGGAGAAGTCAGGGAGGACAAGGTAGCGGAGATGCTACAGGACAAGAAGATTGAGGTTAAGTCAGAGAAGGACTTATGGCAGAAGACAGGTAACATTTGCATTGAGTATGAGTCATGGGGTAAGCCGTCAGGCATTGAGGCTACTGAGTCAGACTACTGGTTTCATAACCTCTGCATAGGTGACGATGAGTATTGTACCTTAGTATTCAAAACACCTGTACTGAAGAAGATTGTTAATAAGTTAGATACGTTCAGGAGTGTATCAGGAGGAGACCATAACGCTAGCCGTATGCACTTGGTCAACCTACGTAAGTTATTCTCAAGCGATGTCATTAAGGCATTCAAGGATATAGAAGATGAGTAAAACAATACATACATTAGTAGATGACATATACCGACTGATGGAGACAAAAGAGGCAGAGGAAGCTGTAGACGTAGAAGCTGAGATTGAACTGTTCGGTGAGAACATGAAGACTCTAATGCGTACCGAGTTCGGACGTAAGCGTACAGCGGACAAACGAACATTGCGCCTGTCAAACATTGGTCGTGACGATAGGGTCTTATGGAATGTTGTTAATGGTACTGAGAAGGAAGAGATTAAACCTGCTACCTACATTAAGTTTATGTATGGTCACTTGATAGAAGAGATGTTATTGTTTATGACACGTATGGCAGGACACGAAGTATCAGATGAACAACGTGTATGTGAAGTAGAAGGCATCAAGGGACACATGGACTGTAAGATTGACGGGCTTGTTGTGGACGTTAAGTCAGCCAGTTCCTTTGGGTTCAAGAAGTTTAAGGATGGTACATTGGCTATGGACGATGCCTTTGGTTACGTTGACCAGATTAAAGCATACGCCCATGCCTGTGGTGAGACTGAGTTCGGTTGGTTAGCTATGGACAAAGCCAACGGTCATCTCGCGGTACTTAAGTACGACCTAGAGGATACCCAAGCCCCTATACACGAACACATCAAGGGAGACATTAGAGAGCGTATAAAGCACGTTAAGGAGATGGTTAAGGGAGATGAGCCTACTGAGTTATGTACCAAGACAGTACCAGATGGTAAGTCGGGTAACATGAAGCTAGGCATCAAGTGTTCCTACTGTCAGTATAAGAAGCATTGCTATCCAGAACTAAGAGCCTTTGCCTATTCGTATGGTCCGAAGTTCCTAAGTGAAGTAGTCAACGAGCCTAGAGTACAGGAGATTAACCTTGAGCAAATATAAACCACGGAAGACTAGCGGTAAGTTTAGGTCAGCGTTAGAGAAGGAGTTCTCAAAGGAGGTTAAACGTAAAGGCTTTGACTATGAACCATACGGTATGCCCTACACAGTGTTCAGAACCTATATGCCAGACTTTGTACATGAACCAAGTAAGACAGTAGTGGAAGTAAAAGGTTTCTTTCGTGTAGGAGACACCTTGAAATATAAGTCAATTCGTGATACAATAATAGAAGATGGTTACGAATTAGTATTCTTACTGTCTAACGAACATAAGAAGGTACGGAAGGGCGGTAAGATTACAATGGGTCAATGGTGTGTTAAGGAAGGTATGAAGCACTACACACTCAGCACTGCTCAAGAACTTGTCAAATACGTAGAAGGGAAGATGAAGTAATGTCACATACATTAGAGGAACTCAAGGAAGCAGTAGCAAGGGACTACGATGCGGTGTTAGTAGTTGAGGCTTTGGACATCTCAGTTGAGGACTTGCTAGAGGCTTTTGAAGATAGATTAATTAGGAACAGAGACTTATTTACGGAGGACGATTATGAACATTGATGACGATATTAAAGAACGAGATATGTACGACAACAATCCTGATTCGCCTCATTATGGTGAGATAATAGGAATGGCTGATATTGTAGCTGAGATTGAGGCATTGAGAAAGAAAGCTGATAAGACGAGAAAAAGAAAGCTGTTAAGGAGTTTAGACAATGAGCATTAATGATGCAACACCTGCTGACTGGGATGCACTACGAGATAAGCACCCTGCATTGGTTAAGAAGTATGAAGACTTTGTGACCAAGAATGAAGATGTAGTCAACAGCCCTAGTCACTACAACTACGGTAAGGTTGAATGTATTGAAGCTATAGAAGAGTCTATGTCACCAGACGCATTCAAGGGTTATCTCAAAGGCAACACCATGAAGTACCTATGGCGTTATGAACGCAAAGGTAAGGGACTAGAGGACTTGAAGAAAGCACAATGGTACTTGAACAGGCTGATAGAGGAGGCAGAGTAATGCAAGGACAGACACACGGAGGCAAGGGGTCAGGACAACGACCCACTGACTCCAAAAAGTATGCAGACAATTACGATGCCATATTCGGTAAAAACAAACAGAAAACTAAAGACAAAAAGGAAGTTAAGAAATGAATCAGTATCAACAGTTTATACATAAGTCCCGTTACGCACGTTGGCTACCAGAGCAAGGTAGACGTGAGACATGGGCAGAGACAGTACAGCGTTACGTAGACTTCTGGGATGGTCGTGGTCAGATAAGCAAGGCTGAAGGTAAGAAAATGTATACTGCAATATATAATCTTGATGTAATGCCCAGTATGCGTTGTATGATGACA